GTGCTAGATCTCTTAATATGATGATTAAGTTCTGGATGGCAGAGGGAATGAATCTATTTGTCAATCAGGAAATAGTCCTGTTTCCAATCAAAGGACAAAGACAATATACGTTTGGTGGTTCTTCAGTAGATAACATGGCTAAGGAGTCTGAAGTTATTACTACTAAATTAAATGGTAGTGTTTCATCTTCAGCAACTTCTTTAACGGTAGACGATACTACTGGTATGGCTGTTGGAGATATAATAGGTGTAGTAACTGATTCTTCGGGAATACATTTTAGTACTATCACTGCTGTAGGTTCTGCTACAACATTAACTATTGCAGACGCAATAGATGACGATGCATCTGATAATGACAGAGTATATACGTATACAAACGCATTTACGCAAAAGATTTTAAATATTAATAATGCTTGGGTTCGTAGTACTGAGGATACTGATGTACCTATTACTATAATATCAAGACAAGAGTATGTTGACCTAAGTAAGAAAACCGAAAGTGGTAAAATAAACCAATTATATTTTGATCCTCAGGTAACTACAGCCAATATGAATGTTTGGCCTGTGCCTGATGATTCACATACAAACGATAGAATACATTTGTATGTTACAAGAGCGTATGAAGATTTTGATGGTGTAACTAACGAGAGTGAACCTGACTTTCCTCAAGAATGGTATTTACCATTGTGTTGGGGATTAGCAGTTATTATATCTCCTAAATATGGAGTAACTGCTACTAAATATCAGGAACTAATTGCAATATCTTCTTCATTAAAGCAACAATGTGATGATTGGTCAACGGAGAAAGAATCATTATTTTTACTTCCCGCTGATAGACAAGGAACATACCGTAGGTAAATTTTATGGATTCAGTACGAGTACCTTTATTTGCTTTGCCACAACAAAGGCAATTTAGTACAACAGAGGATCAGTGGTTTAAGAATTGTTATCCTGAAGTAATAGCTGGTCCTGCAGATACTCCATTTACTTCAGTAATAAAACGACCAGGATTTTCAGATTCTCTTACCACAGCTACTGCTGCTGGTAGAGCATTATATGGTTGGACTCAGAATGGTAGTATTTATGCTGCTGTTGGAAATAAAATATTCAAAGATGGGTCAGCATTAAGTGGCACATTGGATGATACTACTGGCAGAGTTGACGTAACTGAGGTTAGAGGGGGAACACCAAGACTTGTATTTAGAGTAGCTGATAAAATATGGACTGTTGCAGCAGATAATACAATGACAAAAATGACTGACGCTGATATACCAACTGGATTAGTATCGGGTATAGTAAATATAGATGGATTTATTTGTGTAATGAAGGGTTCCACTAATCAAATCTTTCATGCTGATGTAAATGACCCAACTAGTTGGAATGCAAACAGTGTTCTTACTTCTTCATTGGAACCTGATTTAGGGGTTGGAATAGCAAAGCATCTAAACTTTGTTGTAGCATTTAATGAATGGTCTACAGAATTTTTCTTTAATGCTGGTAATGCATCGGGATCAACTCTAAGCCCAGTAGAAGGTATAGCAATTCGCTACGGTTGTGCTAATGGAGATACTATTTTTTCAGGAGAGAATACAGTAATATGGTTAGCTCAGGGACGTAGTGGTGGTAAGTCTGTTATGATGCTTGAGGGAAATGATTTAAAAACTATTAGTACCAAGCCCGTAGAACGTTTGATTGATGAAGAAGCTAACGGTGGTGGAAATGGTATAGCAGATGCTTATGCGTATGGTATGAGAATCGCGGGACACCAATTTTATATATTAACTCTTAAAAATACAGCTAAAACTTTAGTATGTGATATAAGAGATGGTACCTGGCATGAATGGACATCTTTTGATGGAACTACCGAAACTTATTTTACAGGTATGGATTTTTGTGAAGACGCTGATAAGAAATTTTTATTAGATGAAGATAACGGTAAAATATATAATATGGATATTGATATTCACCAAGATTCAACAAATGATATTAAAGTAGAAATGCTGACTAGTAGAATAGATTTTCAATCAACTAAACCTAAATTTTTATATAGATTAGGTGTTATAGGAGATATACAATCTGCATCTTCTCCAATAACTATAGATTGGTCAGATGATGATTATAATAATTATGCAGCCTCTAGAACTGTAGATATGAATAATACTTTTCCAAGACTAGTTGCTTTGGGAAGATTTCACAGACGAGCATTTAGATTAGCACACACAGCCAATACACCACTTAGATTAGAAGGTTTAGAGATGGGAGTAGAGCAAGGTAGATATGCTGAGGGAGATAATTAATGGCTTTAGGACCTCCTCCTTTACATACACCAATTGAATCTCCTCAATGGAAGAGATATTTTGAAAGATTAAGTAACCAATTAGGAGGAGCACAAGAGGGTCAGTTAGGTTATTTTAATGGATTAAATTTTACGAATTCTAATATTACGTCCATAGCAACTCGTACTCATAATAGTTTACAGACACATCAAGGTGGAAGTAGTGGGGAGAGATACCATTTAACTGCTGCTCAACATACTGGGGTTACTGCTGGAGGAAATTTTACTAAATCAGTAACTGATTCCATAACTGCTGGTGCTACTCAAACTCAAGCTGGAGCAACAGCTTTAACTAAAGATATAAATAGAGTAACAACAGTTGGTACTGATAATGATGGGGTTAAATTACCAACAGCATCAGCTGGATTAGAAATTTTAATTATAAATGCTGACGCTGGTCAAGACATACAAATATGGCCTAACACTGATGATGCTATAAATGGTGGTTCAGCAAATGCAGTAGATGGTACACCACTTGGAGAAGGCGCAACAAGAAGATATATAGCGGCAGACGCAACTAATTGGTATACAATATAAAATGGAAATTACAATAAAACAACAGAGAAATGAACTATGATTATTAAATATTGGGTAGATTTTCACAAATTTGGGTGTGGTCCACAATACGGATTCTTCAGTGGAATTACTAAGTTCTTTAAAAAAGCAGCACCAATAATTTTGCCAATTGCTGGGTTTGCCCTTGCTGGGCCTTTGGGTATTTCGGCAGCAGCTGGTGCTGGTATAGGCGGAGCGATAGGTGGGGCAATTTCTGGCGGAGGTCTTAAGGGAGCACTTATTGGAGGATTGACTGGTTTTGCTGGTGGTAAACTTGCTGCTGGTGGACTTGGTGGATTTGGTGGTGCTGCAGGTGCTAGTGGTAGTGCGGTACAATTTGGTGGAAGAGCAGCAGGAATAATGGGAATGTCTGGTACTGGTGCTGGAACTACAACTATGTTGAGCGGTTTAGCAGCCCCAAGTGCTGGAATGCTTCAAGCAGCACAACGAGGTTTTGGAACTGCTGCTGGTAAAAATTTACCTCTCTTAGGACAATATCAAGCATCGGGGTCAGGTTTGAAGGCAACTACTGGTTCTTTGTCTGGTGGATTAAAATCAGTAGGACAAGGTGTTATAACGGGACACACTGGTGGTGTACCACAATACAAAAGTCCTACATCTGTTCAGCCAGGAGCTTTAAAACAGGGATTTACTTTTGATAGAGAAAAGATTGAAGAACTTGTTGGTGCTGGATTCTCCGCATATGAAGGTGATATAAGACAACAGCAAATAGAAGCTACACAAGAAAATTTATCTAAATATCAAGATGAATTTGCAGATTTTTATGCTGCAGAAGCTAAGAAGCAACAAGAAGCTTTGGCTAGGGGAGAATTACCTAAGACTTACGAAGCTGCCTTACAGAGAGAAAGCGACAGATTAACAAGGCTAATGATTGCTCAAGGACACAATCCAGCTGAATCGGGTTTTGGTGCTGAGACGGTGGTTAGAGGCTTAATGGATCTTGAAAGTAAATTTATTGGTGAAGAAAGAGATTACTGGAAATCTATTGGCGCAGGTGCTGAGGGAATGCAAGCAAGAATTCAAGAATTACAAGCACGGGAAGTACGAGAACCAGATGTTGGTCTGGCCTCACTGGGAGAACTTGGAACTAAGGTAGCTGGTACGCTGGCTGACTTGGTTTAAATAACGGAGATATAAAATGGCATTAGAAACAATAGGTCAACACATAGCAGGTATACGACACACTGAGGCCGCTACTAGAAATATAAATGCTGCTACTAGGACAGAAGAAGCTCTTCGTCCTGGACGAGTAGAAAGCCTAGATCTCAGTAATGAACAAGCAAATCTTATGTTATCTGAATTATATAAAGATGCTGATTTACGTGCGTGGGCAAGGGACAATGAAATGCATGAAGCTAGGGCATTGAATGAATATATAACTAACGATAGGGAAGGTTTTGTTGCTAATGTAGCTATAAGAGAAAGAGCAGCAGCACTTGGTAATAGTTTTGAACTAGCTACGAAGGAAGCTGATATGATATATCTCAGATTAGATCCTTTGCTAACAGAATTAACAAATGTTGTAAATAATCCTGACTTAACCCCTGATCAAGTAAATCAGGCTATGGGTAGAATAAATCAAGTCTATGATGGATATATACAAAGTTGGCAAATGGACGGTACTTTAGGAGAGGAAGATAGACAGGAAGATGGAATAATTAGACCTGATGGAGGTCTTCCTGGTGGCATGTCGCAAGGAGACCCACTAACAAAAGAAAGTATAGGGGCTCTTAAGTTTACTACAGATGTTATGGGTAGAATGTCTAAGATAGGCAGAGAAGAACAAGCTAAACTAGCAGCAAAAGCTCCTAGTCTTAAAGACGCAGTAGACATACAAGGAAAGTTAACAACTGTCGGGGGTCAAAAAACTGACCTTATGCTGGAACAAATTTGGGGAACTTTTCCTGAGACAGCAGAAGTTACTGATACTGGAAAAAGAACAGCAGACAAGTGGGAATCAGCAAATACTAATTTATCTCAACTTTTAGAAAGTGCAATGACAGACAGTGGTGATCCAATGGCTGATGCTCAGGTATTAAATGATTTTATGAGAAAATCACTTCAAACTGCTGAAGTTGGTTTTGACGCAAAGGGTTTAGGAAGTGGTGATGTTTATACTTATGCTCCTTCAGCTCAACTTGGAACTTTTAAAGGTCCAGGTGGAATACCAATGAGTCGTGATATTTATATTGACATGTTAAAAGAGGCTATACACCTTAAGTCTGAAGAAGAGGCTCAAAATATTGCTAATCAAATGTTTAATAATATGGTTACTTCATTGCCCAGGTGATAAAAATTGATTAATCCATATTTAGATGTAGATACGAAAAGTACAAAATCACAACCCAATATTTCAGGAAATCCTTATCTACCTTCCACTAGTACTGCTCCTAGTGTAAATCCCTATTTGCCCCAAGCAAATCCTTACCTTCCTTCTCAAGGAGGGGACGTTGGAGGATACACTGGTCCTGAAGGTGGTCGTACACCTTTAAATATATTAGCAGCTATGCCAGGTACTGTTGAAGGTTTTGTAAAAGCAGGTCTTCAATTTGGAATAGCTACCCCTTATGCCACAGTTAAATCTGGTATTGTATCAGCCTTAAAAGGAGAGCTTGACGCATTTCCCGACGAATTTAATAAAGTACTAGAAAATGCAGCAAATGTAAGTTTTCTTGGTGTAAAGCCCTTTGCTGCTCAAACTGAGGCGGGTGAAAGATTTCAACATTTATTCCACGAAAGTATTATTGAACCCATAAGTGGACACTTTCAAAAAAAGGCTGACCAAGTATTTGAAGCTACCAATAGTGCAGCCTTAGCTACTTCAGTAAGAACCTTAGGAGAACTTATTTCTTTGTTAACTCCAATATATGGAATCAAAGGAGCAACAGCAGCAACTAAAGCTATGGTAGATAAAATACCTGCCAAACCTATAAATATCCCAGGTACCGATGTAGGTCTTCCTCTAGGAAGAAAATTTTATGAAGATCCAAAAAATATAATAGATTTTAAAACTTGGGATACAGAATACATAA